TTACAACTACTGTTAAAAATCCTAGACATGCTTTGGGTACTGCATACTTTAAAGGTGGAGTAACAGGAATTAATGAAGGTGGAAGAGATGAAACTGCAATTTTACCTGCTGGAACTCAAATCCTAAGTCATGAAGAAGGTAAATCACTTCAAAAGAATAATGTTGAAAAACAAGTAATTATAAAAGAAGTTGAAAGTAAGAAAAGTTCAGATAAAAAGATAGAATTACATATTCATATTGCTGGTAATTTTATAGGCGAAAAAGAACATATGGAAAAATATGGAGAATATACAGCAAGCAAGATTTTAGCAGCTTTAAATAATATGTAGGATAGGAGATAAGAAAATGAATATAATTTTTATAGTTGAAGATAATGGAGTACAGCAAGAAATAGTTAATATTCCAGTAGTCCAAAATATAGAACCTGTAAACTGTGAAACAATGGACGAAGAGTTTAATACAATTAACGGAAAAACTCTTAATTTAATTGGTGGTAAAGGACTTAGAAACTTTTCATTTTCTTCTTTTTTTCCATCTAAAAGATATAGTTTTGTAACCTTCTTTAATTTTCAACCTCCAAAATACTATATAAACTTTTTTGAAAAGTATAGAGATGCGAGAGTACCTTTAAGAATTATTATAGTTGATAAGTACAGAGTAGTCTTAAATATGCTATGTAGATATAATTTTACTTATTCTTTTAGAGATAAGGCTGGAGATGTTCCATATACCTTAGATATAAAAGAATATATTTTACCTGGTGAGGTTGATAATAATGTATAGGACAATAGTAAAAGAAATAGATGTAACTAATTACATAAGAGATTTAACCTGGAGAGATAGCATTGATACATTAGGAGTTGAGGTAAGTTTTGAACTTGCAGTAAATAAGTTTGATAAAAATCTATCTTTTCTCTATGACATTACATTAGGTGATCCTGTTCAAATAATCAATGATAAGGGAGAAACATTAGTACAGGCTATCATAGTATCAGAAAATCCTAACGGAAAAACTACATCTTTCACTGCTTATGATATGGCTTGGTATTTGAATAAATCAACTGTGATAAAACAATTTAAAAAAATGATAGGGAATGAATGTATTAAGTCCTTATGCAGTGAAATTGGAATAAAAGTTGAAGTAAGTGGACTAGATACTAAGATAGATAAAATTTACAAGGATAAGGCTATCTCAGACGTTATTTATGACATCATAGAACAATGTTCACAATTCAATTCTAAAAAATTTTTTATTGAGTATGATAAAGACACTCTAAAAGTAGGGCCATTCAAAAAAATAAAGGTTACTGGACAGTATGAAATGCATAAAGATACTTATATAGATGTAGCTAAAAATATTGGAGAGGTTTCACTTAGTAGGTCAATAGTTGATATGAAAAATTCTATACTAGTTGTAACACAGGATAAAAAAGCTGTCAGAACAATAGGAAAAGAACAAGATAATGAAAATATTAAAAAGTATGGTATGTTACAAGAAGTAATAACACTAGATGAAAAAGAATTTAAAAAAGCTAATTTAGTTGCAAAAAATGAATTAAAAAAATTAAATAATATTACAGAAGACTTTTCTATTGATGTCTTAGGTGATGATAAAGTTAAGAGTGGTAGAGTCATTGATATAGACATACCACTTTTTAATTTAAAAGGTGAATATTTAATAAAAGAAAGTTCTCACAGTGTACAGAATGAGATTCACAGAATAAATTTAAAATTGGAGGTGTTTAAGGAATGAGTGAAAATCAAAAATCTTGGGATATAGCAGTGGCAGAAAAATTTAGAGAAAGAGAAAATCCAAGTCCAATAGGTGCTGTTTTAGGGAAAATTTTAAAGCCTCTCCCTGACATCTCTATTGAACTTTTAAATGGTTATGGTGTTATTGATAGTGATAAGATTTATTTATCTAATGCAATAACTAATAGATTGGCTATTGAATGCACTATGAAAGAATTTGAAAGTCAGGGTAATAAATCAAGTAATTGTAGTATCAATGGTTTAAACACAAGTGGAGCGGGTAATGACAGTGCAGGAGATGTTAATTTAATGTTATCAGGGCACAATGGTAATTTTAAAGGAAGTACAAGTAAAACAGATAATAAAGATAAAGGTAAATTTATATTACAGACAGTTTTTAATCTAAAAAAAGGAATGTATGTGCTTGTTATACCTAACACAGAGGAAGACAAGTTTTTTGTAGTAGATGTTTTTAATTATGCTCCAGAGGTGAGTTTAGAATGGGAATATTACCAAAAATAGATTTTGTTGATTACTCTAAACAAGACACAAATAATAGTAAAAACAGTAATGGGAAAACATTTTTGATAGACTTTCAGAAAAAGAAATTATTAAAAAGTAATGGACAATTAATAAAAACAGATGATGAAAGAGCTGTTAGAATGTGGATTGAAAAGGTTCTTTTAACTGAAAAATATAAATGGAATATTTATAAATATAATGGACCTAATCAATATGGGATGAAATATAAGGCTATGTTACTTAGTCAAAGATTTCCTACACCTGTTTTATATAGTGAGTTTGAGAGAGAATTAACAGAAACAATTAAGAAAAATAAACAGATAATAGAAATTAGAAATATTGATATAAAGTTAGAAAAACATACCTTGAAAACAAAATTTGAAGTAGTGTTAAAAGACTTCAAAACATTTGAATGGGAGGGGTATTTATGATAATAAAAAAAGAATGGAAAGAAATTTTAAAAAATATGCTTAACCAGGTAAATGATGAATATGATAAAACAGAAGGAAGCTTATTTTATGATAACTTAGCACCTGTAAGCATTGAGATTGAAGAAATAAGAAAAACATTGGAATATATATTTTTAAACTCATTTGCAGAAACAGCAGAAGGTGAGTATTTAAACAATATATGTAAAGAGGTAGGAGTATTTAGAAGAAAAGCAACTAAATCAAAAGGTACTGTAATTATAAAAGGAGTACCTAACACTATTATTGAAGTGGGGACAAAAGTTGCAAGCGATACCTATATCTATTTAACAACACAAGAAAAAATAATATCTGCTGCTGGAAGTGTTGAAGTTCCCATTGAAAGTGAGAAGTATGGAAAAATATATAATATCCCAAAAGGAACTATTACAAATTTTCCTGTAACTATTCCAGGATTAAATGAAGTCAATAATCTAGTAGAAACTGTTGATGGTTATGATGGAGAAACAGATGATGAATTAAGAGAAAGATATTATTTTAAAGTTAGAGAGCCTGTAACAAGTGGGAACATATATCACTATAAAAAGTGGGCTTTTGAAGTTGAAGGAGTAGGAGGAGTTAAAGTATTTCCACTATGGGCTGGTAATGGTACTGTAAAGATAGTTGTAGTAAATAGTGATATTCATGAAGCTGATGAAACTTTACTAAAAAGAGTAAGGGATTATTTAGAAGAAGTCAGACCAATAGGGGCTACAGTTACAGTAAATAGTGCAATAGGTAAAGCTATATCAATTTCAAGTACTGTTAAAATTTCTAAAAATATAAAATTTGATGAAGTAAAAACAGAGTTTGAAACAAAAGTAAAAGAATATTTTAGGAAAGTAGGATTTAAACAGGATTATGTAAGTTATGCACAATTAGGAAATATCTTATTAAATATTCAAGGGGTTAGTGATTATGATGACTTAAAAATAAATAATACAACTTTAAATGTACAATTAGCAGCTGAGGAGATTCCAAAATTAACAACAATTACTTTACAAAAAGAGGTGATATAGTTGGAAGCTAAAAGATTAATAAGGCATATGCCAAAGTATTACAGAGGTATTTTAGAAGTAACTTTATTACAAGAAATAATAGAAAAAGAATTAGATACAGTTGATTTAATCTCAAAAGATGTATTAAATCAATTTTTTATTTATACTGCTACCTGGTCCTTACCAATTTGGGAAAGAATATTTGGTTTAAGTGTTGGAGATAAAACAAGCAATATTGAAGAAAGAAGAGAGAATTTAATTTCTAAGTTAAGAAGTTATGGAACTACTACAAAAGAGATGATAGCAAGAGTTGCTAAAACTTTCACAAATGGAGAAATTGAGGTTGTAGAAGATAATTCAAACTATGCTTTTAAAATACTATTTACATCTATTGTTGGAATACCTAAAAACATTGAGAACTTTAAGGCAGTAATAGAAGTTATAAAACCTGCACATCTAAATTTTAGTATTGAATTTAGATACAACACACATAACCAGGTAGCTTATTTATTACATAATTCTTTAAAAGCAAAAAGCCATAAAGAAATTTACGACACTAGATTATATGAAGATAGTGCAGTAGTAGGTAAGTATCATAAACAGAATGAAGTAGGAAATTTTAAAAATAATGAGTTGAAAACTAAAACACATAAAAATATTTATGATGAAAGGAGATAAAAAATGGCAGATTATACTAAACATTTAAGATTAATAAAACCATCTGGAAATGAATATTATGATGTAGAAAATTTTAACCACAATGCAGAGTTGATAGATATGGAAACAGAAAAATTAAACGATGCTGTTACTAAAATACAAGAAGGAGCAACAAGAGAGAAAGCTGGGATAGTACAATATGGAACTACTGAAGGAAAAGCTCTTGAAGGTATGATGTTAGCTAGAATGTTTGGCTGTGTTGGATACGGAGGAGACATTCAAACTGCTGGAGTTAAGGATATTAACTACATTTACTATGATAGAAACACAAGAAAAATGTACAAGTGTTTAAATCAAAATTCAGATGTATCTGCAAATGTCGCTAATTTTATTCCACTTGACAATAATAGTCTTTTGGATAGATTGGAAAATTTCTCTAAATATGAATTTAAAAATAACTGGGAACAAATTATAAATTGTGAATCTATGTCTGCACAAATAATAACCGCTGGTAGAATACTTATACAGATTCTTACATATAACTTTAATAGAAAGATAGATAAAACTAGATTAACTTTCCCAAAAACATTTAGTGCAACACCATTTGTTACAATAACTGATAACGATAATGCTGTAACTAGTAGAAATTTAGATTATGCGATAGGATGGAACACAGCCTCATATGTAGATATTAGTAATGTAGTAGGCGGTTTTACTGTGCTTTTAATAGGTGTAATTTAAATTATATATATTTAACTAAAACAGAAGCTACTCTGTCTTGAATAGTTGAATATATTAAAAAACCAGCAAAAATAGAGTCGTCAGACTCATCATATGTTACATGTTCCAAATATCCCATAGATTGCATAGGAATAACAGACACAATTGTAGAATTTTGGGGGATACCTAGTTTTTGTTTTAAATTTCCAATTCCTTTTTCATAAAGTACGTAATTTCCACCACTTGTCTGAAATGTCATTATATTTTTCATTTCAGATGTGGAGATTTTTAAGACTTTAGATTTGATTAGATTTTCCATTATTTTAAGAATTGTATAATGAACCTATTAAAATTAGGAGGTTTAGTTATGCAATTAACAGTTTTAGAAAATTTAAAAAAAGAAAATGTGGATGTGTATTTAGAGTATCTAAATAGTTGCAAAAGCAGCAATTGGGATACTTGGGAAACTACATACAAAACTTACTGCAATAATTTTAAGTTATTTTTAGTGTGGTTTCAGAAGTCGTATAAAAATAAGCTGCTACTAAGCAAAGAAACGTTACTAGAAATGCCAACTATCATAGAATCTTATCGAAATTATTGCAGGAGTTTAGGAAATAGTAAAAGAACTTTAATGAATAAGACTACGGCTATATCAACGTTTTATGCTTGGTGTGTTCGTAGAAACAAAATAAAATACCATCCTTTCGATAGTAAATTAGATAAGCTTAGATTTACAGAAAAAGATAAGGTTAGGAACAGTTACTTTCTTACAACAGAGCAAATTCTGACAGTTAGATTGTATATGCAAGTAGAGAGTAAGAAATATGACTTGCAAGACAGAATACTTTGGGAACTTTTCTTAG